AGGCCCGCGTCCTCGAGGTGGGCGACGGCCGCGGCGACCGCTACGTCCGAGTGGTAGGGGACGTGTACGTCCGAGAGGATCCCGACGCGGCCGGTCACGCCCAGGACGTGAGGCACCCACGGCTCGGCGATCGACGCGGGCATCTGCCGGACCTCGCCGGCCTGGCGTGGCGGCCGCGGGTGCTTGGCGGACTTCCGGCGATCGCTGCCCATCACGCCGAGGATGTTCCGGATCCGGTTCCGGGCCTGCTCGATCGTGATCGCCCGGTTCGACTGCTCGACGAGCATCCGGGCCAGGCCGCGGGCTGAGTGGTCCGGGAACCTGGCGACCAGGCGGCGGGCCTTGGCGGTGATCGGGTCGGCGGGCATCCTTGCCTCCGGTGGTGGGTTGTCTCGCGAGGCTACGGCGGGCCGCGCCTGAATCAACCGATCCCGATCCGCCGACCGAGGCGGTTCAAGGCCTCGGCCCGCTTCTTGCAGCCGCAGTCCTTCACGCCCAGGGCGGCGCTCACTCGTTCGGGCGTCACGCCGACGGCCGCGAGGCCGGCGGAGATCATGTCGCCGAGGCCTGGCCGGCGACGCGGGTAGGCGTCGTGCAGCTCGTCGACGACCAGGCGGTCGCCGTCCTGCCAGACGATGCACGGCCGGACCTGGTCGAGCGTGTAGCCGCGCTCGCGACATCGGGCTTCGAGGTGACGCAGGCGGCAACCAATCATGGTAGAGGGTTCTCACACAATGAGATCCCGAGCTGATCCGCGCAGGCCATGCAATCGCCCAAATCCAGGCAAACGTTTTTCGTTAGCGCGATGCACTCAATCGCCTCGACGCCTACGGGGCATCCCTCATTAGGCCCAACGGTAAAAGGATCGCCGCCTGGTGGCGCTGGGCACTCCGTCAGACCGTACGAATGTTCGTAGGTCAGGTCAGTCGCACATTCTTCACAGTCATCCACGACCCTCCATCGGTCGTACCATTGCGAGTGGTAGGCCGTGCGACCTGACTCAACGCTGCAAGGATCCGCCCATCCGCAGTTGATTGAATACAGACCAAAGTCATACTGGCTGCCTGCCGGAACCGTGCCGGCACACCCGGTTGATATGGGGCCTTCCGCGTCTGTCGGTATAAGCAGCCCCTCGACGCACAGCGTCCCCTCCGGCTGGTCCGCCGGTATTGGCTGCGGGGCCGGATAGTTCACGGTATCAGCGGGCGGGTAGGCGAAGTCGTAATAACTGTAGACCCGTTCGTGGCAGACAAAACGCCCGTAATAACAGCAAAAACAGACATCCCCGCACGCTGGCCCAGGGTTCCATATTCCGCCGTTGTTTTCGCACTGGCTGCGGGTAGTTTTTGTCGGATCTGGGACGCCCTCAACACAGCAGCAGCCGCAGCAGCACTCGGTGTCCGTCGCCGCCTTGCTTTCGCGGAACACGATCTTGCCGTTTTGGATTGCGATCGTGGGCACGTCAGCTCCCGCTCCCTGTGTCGCACTCGATCGTGTCGATCCACTTCAGGCATCCGTTTTCGTGGCCGAGGAGCTGCGTCTTTGCCGCGTCGTAGCCTTCGACGGTCGTCAAGTCTTCGCCGCCGACGGCCGGTGGTTTGCACGCGCCAGCGTCCGGCGGGTCTCCAGCCTGGACGAGATACCAGCGGCCGTTCGCGGCCTGGGCGATCACAACCCACGAATCGGCCGCCACGTCGAAGCTAAGATTCGCCACGTCCTCGATCGTTTCGGCCGGGCTGCTCTCGCCAGGGACGCACTCGTCGCCCTCTTCCCAGATCGTGACCGTGGCGCAGGTCTCCCGGTCCCATGCCCCGGAGGCTTTTCCGATACGAACCTCGCCGCCGCCGTCGTCGTAGGCCGTCCGCAGCGGTAGCGGCGGGATGTCCCGGTTTCCGCCCTCGACCTTCCGAACGACCTCGGCGATCCGCCTGGCCGACTCGACGGAGATCAGGGCCCCGCGGTCCGAGTTGTCGAGGCGGCGTCCCACGTCAGGCCCCCGGCGTGAAGACTTCGCCGAACGGCGTCGAGAAGTCCCTCTCCTCGTAGACGAAAAACTCCAGGGCGTCGGGCGGCTGGCCGGCGTCCTTGGCGATCCCGTTGTTCAGGGCGACCGGCTGGCGGACGCCCTTCCCGTCTTGCCCCTTTATCTGGGCCCGCTTCGTGCCGGAGCTGTTGGGGTCGCCGTTCTCGTCGACGAGCTGGGCGAAGCCAATGTCCCAAGGTTTCAGCGTCCACCCGTCGGCCCGGTAGGCGAACTCCCAGGTGACCTCCCAGTAGACGACGGTCGCGCCTTCGAGCGTTTCGATGTTCAGCTTTTTCGAGCAGCCTTGACACTTCCAGGTGCGAACCGCGCCGCCGTTCCAGTTGCCGTTATTGATCGAGTTCGTGTAGTCCCTCGCGAGCTGCATCCACCCATTATGGCTGGCGTAATACTGCGTCAGCGTCAGTCGCTCCTCGGCCCGCTCGGCCTCCAGACCCTCGAGCGGATCCTTCGCCGAGTTCGTCATGATGTCGCCGTCCTTGTCCTTGTAGATCGGCTCGGCGACGACGGACGACGACCCGCCCCAGACCGAAGGCTTGAACGGCAGCGACCCGGGCTTGTCTGGATCCGGCTCCTCCTGCTCGTCGGGGCTGAACTTCTTGTATTTGAACGAGACGACGTACAGGAGGCCGCTGTCGTCGGCCGCCTTGATGTCGTAGCTGTCCATGACCGCGACCGGGTTGTCCGGGTGCGGGTCGTAGTAGGCGATCCCGGGCGCGTTCGATACGTCGACGAGCGACTCGGTCGTCGAGTCAGTTCGCACCCAAAACGCCCGCGAATACTCGTCGCCGTCCTTTTTCTTGCCGGACGCCGACCGTTCTTTCGGGATCTCGCGGCTGAATACGATCGCCATCGTTAGCCTCCTGCCCCGGCGGCCAGCTCGACCGTCTCGAGGTCGAGCTCGCCCATGTCTTCGGTATTGTCCGCGATCCTCGCCAGGTTGCGAGCGTTCTGGGCCTCGCGCTGGTCGGCCTGGTCGCCGCGCATGATCCGGAACATCTCCTTTATCCCCTCGGAGCTGTTCGACTCGATCCCCTTGACGGCCTCCTTGACGCCGGTCAAGTCGACCTTCTGCGTGATCTCGACTTGCTGCGTCGACGCCACGTCGATGTCGTCAGCGGCGTCGCGGGCCGCGGCGATCGCGGCGTCGATCGTCTGCGTGAGCGGGCCGGCGATTGCCTCGCCGGCGGCGTTCTGTGCCGACTCGTCTCCGAATAGCGCGGTCGAGAAGTTCGCGGCGGCCGAGTTCAGGTTCTCGGTGATCCCGTCGCCGATCGTATCGTTGAAGGCCTGCATCCCGGCGATCGCGGCGTCGAGCCCAGACGTGTCGAAGCCGAGCCGCTCGCCTATGAACGCGGCCGCCTCCATGAGGGCCTGTACGGGGCCGCTAATTCCACCAATAAGGATCCCGAACGCGGCCTGGAGACTATCTCCAATGCCAGCAAAGAAGGCGACCACTCGCTGGCCGAACTCCCAGACGGCGTTCCACTGCTGGCCGACCTGCGAGACGTAATTCCAGATTGGGCCGGACTGGGCGACGAAGTAGTCGGCCACCTGGGCAAAGTACCTCGCCCCCTGAAGGATCCCCTCGCCGATAGCCTGGCCGATGTTCGCCCCGCCGATCGACCCCACCATGTCGGTAAAGGCCGTCGAGATCGCGGTGATCGCCGGGGCCAGATAGGCCGTGACCTGGTTGATCACGCCCTGGATCGCCGCCCGGACTTTGTCGAACGAGTCGCCCATCGCGTCCACGTTCCCGGCCTGGGCGTTCGTCAGCGTCAGGCCGAACCGCTCCGCCTCCTCGCGGGCCGCCTGGATCCCGGCGGCCCCTTCGTTGAACATGGGCAACAGGGCGACGCCGGCACGGCCAAAGATTGCCACCGCGGCGGCCGCCCGCTCGGCCTCGCTGGGCAACTCGGAGATCGCCTGGGCGATCGCCTCGAACTGCTGCTCGGCCGACAGGCCGTTTAGGTCCGCGACCGAGAGCCCGAGCTGGGCGAAGGCGGCGTTCGCCTGGCGGGAGCCGTCGGCCGCCTTCGCGAACGTGACCTGGGCCCGGGTCATGGCCGCGCCGATCTGGTCCATCGAGACGCCGACCAGGGACCCGGCGTATGACAGGCCGGCCAGCTCGCCGTAGGTCGTGCCCAGCCGGCTCGCGAGGTCGTTCTGTTGGGAGATCGCCTCGGTCGCGGCCGCCCCCATGCCGACCAGCGACCGGGCCGCGGCCGTCGCCCCGGAGACGAACGAGGCGAAGAGCTGCGTCCCCTGGATCGCGACGAGCGCCCCCATCCCGGACCGCAGGCCGGCGACATCCGATTGGAGCCGCTTCATAGACGCCGACGCCGCGTTCACCCCAGCCGTGAGGCCGGAGGTCGACGCGGTGAAGACCGCCCGGACCTTGCCGATCGTGCTCGCCATTACTTCGCGTCCTTGCTTTTCTTTGGCTTCGCCAGGTGTTTCAGTTTCGCCAGCTCGCGGGCCATCTCTTCGGGCGTCTGCGTGGGCCGGCTCGGGTCATACGTTGGCAGGAACATCTCCTCGAACTCCTCCGAGACCTTCGCGTTCATCGCCTTGCAGATCGCCGCGGTCTGCCGGCCTGTCCGCCGCCACTCGTCGCCGAATGGCTCGAGGCGGTAGAAGGCGGCCCAGCGGCGGATCTGCCGGACGGACGTGGTCCGGAGGAACTCGGGCACGTTCGGTATGCGGTGATGCGCGGCGAGCCTGTAGACGAACGTCATCCACGGCTCGCCCCTCAGTTTCCCTCCTCTTCCTTCACGGCCTTCTCGTCGTTCCGGAGGACCGTTTCCCAGCACTTCACATAAATCCACATGAGCGTCCGCGGGCTCGTCTGGAGGAGCGTCGGGATGTCGGCGTCCTTGTAGCGGCGCTCGCCGCTTGAGTCGGCGACGCAGACGGCGACCGTCCGGGCGATCAGTTCGGCCGGCGGGTCCTCGCCCGCGAGCTTGCGGTGGGCGACGGAGAGCGCGTGCCACTCCTCGAACGAGGGCCACCGCAGCTTGATCGGCGTCTGCGACCGCGGCGGCGTGACCTCGATCGGCTCGTCCGCGATCGCGAGGATCTGGTCCAGGGGCTTCGGCATGGTCAGGATTCTCCAGTGAAGGCGAACTCGGCCGACCCGCGGAGAAGGTCGCCGACCGACCCCTCGATCTCGTACGACAGCAGGACCGCTTCTCGCGAGACAGATCCGCCGTCGCAAAAGACGGCGAGCGTTCCGCGGGAGCCGATGTCCGACGGGTCGTACGGCGGGCACCCGAGTAGCCTGACGGACGCCGTCCCCGGGTCAACACTGGTGCAGGCGACGGTCTTGACCAGCCGAGCCGATTCGTCCGTCCCCAGAATCGCCCCATCGACGCCAGTGGTGTCGGACGTGACGGCGGAAGCGGGGCGTACGACAAAGTTCAAAAGCGACCCGATCGGGAAGCCTTTGAAGAATACTACCGCGCCCTGCGAATATGCGGCCACAACATCCCCCGCGGGGCTAGGGGATCAGGATTCCTCGGGGGGCACCGACACAAACGTCGCGGTCCCCTTCACGAGCTCGCCGACGGCGTACTCGACCTCCGACTCGGTGCAGCGACACAGGACTCCGGAGATCGTGTATTCAGTGCCAGCCGTCGGGGCGCTGGACGTGAGGAACGAGCAGGTGATCGTCGTCGTGATCCCTTCGACCGCGCCGGCCCCCGAGTCCGGCAGGCCGTCGACATAGACGCGGTTCGATCCGGCGGCCAGGTCGAGAGTTGAAGCGTCGAGCCTATTCGACGAGTTTGTCGGATCCGATCCGGTCTTCTTAATCTTGACGTTCGTCAGATCGCCAACCGGCATAGCCGGAGCGTTTCCGTTGGCAGGCGTGGGCATGGATCAGGAACCCTCCGCTTCTTTGTAAACGTAGGTCGCGGTGCCCTTGACGAAGTCGCCGACGGCCCACTCGGTCTCCACTTCGGTGCAGACCCAGCCGGTCGCCCCGGGGGCGTCCGGCTCCGGGGCCTCGCCAAAGAATGAGCAGGTGACGGTCTGAGTCACGCCCTCTTCGTCGGCCCCAGCACCAACGTCGACGAGCGGGGCGTCGGCGTAGACGCGAGCGGTGTCTTCGAGCGTCGTTACGTCGACCTTGTTCGAGGTGCTCGACGGGTCGGCGGCCGAGGTCTTGACCTTAACGTTCGTGCAGCCAGCCGGCAGCGTCGGACCGACTGCCGGCAGCGAGGAGAGGACTGGCATCGGTTACTCCATCCAGGAGACGGCGACGGTGATCTCGACGACGTACGCGATCGGCTTGTTCTGGCCGTCCTCGAAGACCGGGTCGCTGTCCTTCGAGTCGGTGACCAGCACACGGACGATTGTCAGGTCGCCCGAGCTACCGGCGAAGTTCCGCAGAGCCCGGCGGATGTCGCGGGCGGTCTCGTGGGTGTCGGCGTAGTTCGCCCCGTAGACCTCGATCGTGAACGTCCCGGTCGTCACGGTCTCGTCGTCGGCCGCGAGCGTGTCCTCGTCGGCCTGGCCGGCCTGGGCGAACATGACGTAGGGCGGGTCCCCTGCGGGCCCGATCAGCGGCCAGGCGTTGCAGCCGGCGGCCTCCTCGAGGGTCGCCCGGAGCCAGGACTGAATCAGGTCTTCGGAGCCGGATGGCATGGGTTACCCCTGGTAGCCTTGGTTTTTCCCGCCGCCGACTTCGCTGGCGGCCTTTTCGAGCGCGTTCTTCAGTTCGACGGATAGCCGGCTGGCGACCTGGCTTTTGATCGAGTCAAAGGTCCGCTGCATCATCGCGACGCCCTGCATCCGGGTCGTGCCGAACTCGTGCCAGATCGCCTTCCGGCTGGCGTTGCCGTACTTGTAGCCCAGACCCGCGACGGCCCAGCCGTCCTTGTTACGCCCGATCCACCGGGCCTTCGTGGTGACGCTCTTCCGCAGCTCGCCGGTGGATCGCTTCTCGCCCTTCTTCCGCCGGCCGCGGCGTACGTTGGTCGGCGGCGTATTGGCCCGCAGCTTCTGGACGCCGCCGCTCGCCTTGATCGCCCGCCGCATAGACGCGAGGAGATGCTTCTTCCCGATATGGGCCGGGAACGATTCGTAGGCCTTGGCGAGGTCGCCGAACTCGCCGAGCAGTTTCGCCCAGTTGACGGAGATCATGTTCCGACCTCCTCGACCGAGAGTTCCATCGCCTCGCGGTGGCCCTGCTCGACGACGCCCGAGATGTAGAGCAGGCGGTCCCCGCGCGAGATCCACCGGAGCCGCCAGTTCGCCTGGAGGCCCTCGTAGTAGCGGATCCGGACTGTGGCCGAGGTGCTGCCCCCGACCTGGCCGCGGCGGGCCTGCTCGACGTACGACAGGGCCTCGTACGATCCGAAGACCCGCGCGACCTCGTCCCACTCCTGGACCATCTCGCCGACGGCGTTCCGTGTCTCGGTCGGAGACTCGATCGCGAAATACTCCCGGAGGATCCCGGACGGCAGGACGCCCATTACCAGGCCCCCGAATGACTGGCCGACGCGAGCAGGGCCTCGAAGGCCTGGGGCAGCTCGGCCGCCCCGTCCTCGGCGAGGATGCCCCGGTTCTTGAACGTGTGCTCCACGAACATGAGGAGCGCGGCCTTTAGGCCCGGCTCGATCGGATCGCCCGGCTCGACGCCCGCCCAGTAGGTCACGACGACCTTCCCCGAACGACCGACCCCGAGCTTGACCGTGGCCGGCATGGCGTCGGCGTCGACCTCGAGGTCCTCTTCGTCGACCTCCTCGCCGTCGACGGTCACCGTGAGGGCGTACGTCGAGCCCGTCAGGAGGGGCGGGTTCGGGATCGTGAGGATCCCGATCACCGGCACCGCGGCCCAGGTCGCCCGGTACTCGGTGGCGACGAGCGTCTGGCCGAGCCGCTTCTCGATGTAGCGGCGGCCGGCCGCGATCTTGTCGGAGATCAGGGAGTCGAACTCGTCGAACGACTCGGTCATCCCGAGCTGTAGCTTCGCCTCGGCGAGCGTCACGGGCTCGGTCTCGGGCCAGGTCACGACGCGAACGGTGTCGGGCTTCATGACGAGCCTTCCTCTTCAATAGTCGTGGAGGCGATCAAAACCTTCTCGAGATAGACGTCGTCGGCCGTTCTGTACCAGATCCCGCCAACCAAAACCTGCCAATCGATTGCCACTCCGTTGAAGGCGTCCGGATCGCTGAACCCGATCTCGAACTGCCAGACGGACGGCTCGCCTTCAGTCGCAAAGTCAGCCGGGTCTAAGATTGCTTCGATCGTTACCGGCCCGCCTGCTGTGATGTCCGTCACGGTCAGCTCTACCTCGTCCCCAGAACCACCCGAGCCCAAAACTCCTCCAACGCGAGTCGCGATCCCGTAGAGCGTTCCGTCAGGAGCTGGCTCGCCTGCCTTGAACGTGATGGTCGCGACGTGGGTCAGCGACTCCTCGGTGAACCGCAGGAACCGGTACTGCGATCCGCGCAGCCTTCGCTTTAGTGTCATTAGGTGGCGACCCTCGTCTCGACGATCTGGCCCGCCACGGCTCGCTCGGCCTGCCGGACGGCGGCCGCCTCGAGGAGCGTCCCCTGGGCCTCGCGGACGCCAGCCCCAGTCTCGACCAGGTGCTCCGCGAGTCCAGCGGTCGCCTGGATCACGGTGCCGGCCCGGTACCCGCGGTACGACTTCAGCAGGCGGATCGGGTGCAGGGCGGCCACGGTGGTCCTCCTAAAAACGCGACGGCCCGGCGGAGGCATCCATGCCCCCGCCGGGCGTTCTGCGTGGGGGCGAGATCAGGTTCAGCTACCAGCCTCGACCAGCTTCGCGACGAAGGTCGCGTCGTGGTTCGAAATGCCGACCCGCTGGAGGCCCCGGAACTTCACGGCGTCGTTCTCGAAGCCGGCGTGCTCCGAGGCCGAGATCACCAGCCCGTTCGACTTCACCGCGACGGCGGTCGCCATCGAGAAGTCGCCGTACAGGGCCAGCGTCCCGGCCGGCAGGCCGAGGCACTTGTAGACCGGAGCGCCCATGACGGTCGGGAGAACCCGATCGCCGACGGTCGTCGACTGCGAGACGACCGACGACTTCATGACGTGCTCCCAGCCGGCGGAGCTCACGACCCAGGCCGTGTTCATGGCCCGGCTGTCGATCTTGCCCACGAGCGAGGCGAGGTCCGCCCCGTCGTAGTCGGTGCCCGCCTCGACCTCGTTCCCGCCCGGGATCTCGTCGACCAGGCCGTCGATGCCCTTGCCGGCATCGCCCTGGAGCCAGACGGTATCGACTTTCTTCGCGATCGCGAGGCCGAACCGGTTCGCGGCGAGCTGGGCCAGGTTCACGACCGCGGCCGCGTCCTGGATCAGCTCGTTCGAGAACGAGAGGATCCGGCCCATCTTGTGGAGGGCGATCGTGACCTTCGAGGTCGTGGCCTCGTCCTCGGTCACGGTCTCGTGCTCGTCGAACCACTCGGCGTCGATCTCGCCGATCGTCGGGATCTCCAGCGTGTGGCTGGAGGTCGTGTAGACCTGGGCGAGCTGGACGCCGACGGACTGGTAGCCGAGGACGTCGATGTAGCCGCGGAAGAGCTCGGGGGAGACGAGCTCGGCACCTTCGCCGTCGTACGTCGGCGAGGTCTCGCCCATCGCCCGGGCCTCGGCGAAGTCACCGCGGGCGATCGCCCGCAGGAACCGGCCGGCCCGGACCGCGTCCTCGGTCGTGCCGAAGCCGCGGAGCGACTTGCCCGGCATGACGTGGATCGCGGGACCCTTCCGCTTCTCGGCCTTCTCGACCGTGGCGCGGCTGTCGGACTCGCTCGAGGTGACGGCCTTCATGGCCTCGACCTTCGCGTCGAGCATCCGCTCGGCGGCGGCCAGCTTCTCGACCTCCTCGCACCGCGCGGCCCGCTCGGCGAGACGCTCCTCGATCTGCTTCGCCTCGGCTTCGTCGGCGGGCGTCAGGGCGCGGAGGTTCGTGATCTCGGTCGTGAGCGTGGCGGCCTCGTCCTGGAGGCGCTGCAACTTGGCGCTGGGCATGTGTCGCTTCCTTGCGTTCGGGTGGTGGTTCAAAACCTCCCGCACGATATGAGCGACCTACCGACCGGCGAAGTTCGCCGTCCTACGGTAGGACGATCAGCGGTCCTTCCCGGTCACGGCCGCGCGGATCTCGCGTTGGCCGGCGGCCAGCTCCCGCAGGGTCTCGGCCTGTTGCTCCTGGGTCCGGCCGAGGCCTTCGAGGGTCGCCGTCGTCTGGCGGAGGAAGGTCGCGTGGGATTCGACGACCGGGACGACGACGGTCTGGTGAACGGCCACCGCCGCCTCCCGCAGGCCGAAGAGGAGGATGCAGACCATGACGACCGGGAAGCCGAACTCCCTGGCGATCCGGATCCCTACGTCGATCGCGTCGCTCGTTTGTTGCGTCACCTGTTGCTCTCCCACCACTTCCGTACCAGGGCCTCGACGATCGCCGCGATCGCCCACCAGAGGATCATCGTCGTGAACGCGAACCCGCATCGCTCGTGGTACTCCTCCCGGACCCGCCGCTCGAGGTCGAGCCGGACGAGCCGCTCGCCGGTGGTGCCCCGGCCGGCGGCCACGAGGTCCTCGGCCGTTGGCATCTTGTCGCGGGCGACGGCGACGATCGCCTCGCACCGCTCGCGGCCGAGGATCGCCCGGCGGAGCGGCTGGGCGGCCAGGGCGTTCCAGACGTAGTCGGCGTCGTTCATCGGCGAGCGCACCTCCCGTCGGGGCAATCGGCCGGCCGGGCCTTCGCCAGGATCGACCGGATCTCGACGACGTGGCTCCCGGCCGTGAGGCCCTTCGACGAGCCCCAGAGGATCCCGGCCAGCTCGCCGGCCTCGGTGAAGATCGGGCCGCCCGAGTCGCCCTGGCGGGCGGCCGCGCGGATCTCGACCATGTGGGCGGGCCGGCGTCCGGCAGGGGCGAGGAACTGCGTCACGTCGCCCGAGGCCTCGCGGTAGACGAACGGGGCGGGCCCGTAGCCGGCGATCGTGAGCCGGTCGCCGATGGCCGGGGCCCGGGCGGCGATCGTCACCGGCGCGGCCTTGGGGGCCGGCGTCGCGAGGACCGCCAGGTCCCAGTCGTCCGCGCTCGCGACGACCGTCGCGGCCGCGCTCGTCCCGTCGGGCCACCGGACCGTGATCGCGTCGCGGTTGCCGCGGACGACGTGCCAGGCCGTGAGGACGACCGGCCGGCCGCCCCCGGCGTCGACCAGGACCCCGGAGCCGCAGTCCTTCGCAGGCCCGGCCCCGCACTCGATCCGCGGGACCGCCGGCCGCGGGGCCGCCGCGCGGGCCGGCTTGTCGGGCACCGCCCCCGACCCGTCGCAGACCGGGCAGGAGAACCGGACCGGGCCGGGCCCGACGACGCGGTCGCCGTGGCAGTTGTCGCAGGTGTCGGCCGCGGCCGAGGCCGCAAGCAGGATCACGAGGAGGATCGGTCGCATCGTCACCCGGCGGGCCGGCTCCAGTCGTCGGGAAGCGTCATGGACGCGATCGCGAACGAGCCCCGCCAGGCGGACCGGGCGGTTCGCTCCGAGTCGTAGCGGACGATGTCGTACGAGTCGGGGTAGGCCATGAGCCGCTCGCCCGGGATCCACCGGGCCCACGGGACGGCGTGACCGTTCCGGCCCACGCTCACGACCAGGCCCGCGAGAACGCAGCACACCGCCTGCTCGTACGACTCGGGGAAGATCACCTCGAGCGGCCGGAACCAGGCGGCCGTCTGCTCCCAGCCCTCGGGGAACGCGGAGACTGGCGTCCACTTGCCGCTCGCCTGGTTCAGCCCGCCTTGGCCTGTCGTGCCGGGCAGGGCGTGGCGGAAGGCGTAGTCGTGCGGCTGGATCGTCTCGGGCAGCATCCCGCGGCGGACGGCGATCTCCAGGACCTGGCGGACGTTCGCCCCGCCCCACTTCCGCGGGTTCGCCTCGGCGTAGACCGAGAGCGGCGAGAGCCAGACCGAGCCGACCTGGCCGCTCTCCGCGTAGCGGTAGTCCGCCTTCGGGCCGTCGGCGTACAGGACGCCCCGGGCCCGGTTGCGGGCGGCCTCGGCGTTCGCCCGCAGACTGTGGCAGGTGCACTCGTGGGTAGGGTTCTGGTTCGTGAACCGGTCGAGGTAGTTCATCGCCCACGCCCCGGCCGCGTCGTTCTCGCGGGCCTTCGCCTCCCAGTCGCGCGGCTCGACCCAGAGCGACTCGGGGAACGCGCGGGCGGCGTTGCCGCAGGCGTCGCGGAGGGCGTCGGTCGTGTCCTCGGCGGCGAGCTCGGCCGGATAGCCGTCGTGCTCGGCTGGGAACACGTCGACGAGACGCGGGTCGATCATGGGACGGCCTCCATCACGGCGACCTCGGTCGCCGGGGCCCTGGTCACCCGGAGGACCGTCGGGCCGGCCAGGGCCACGACCGCCGGGAGCCCGGCCTTCCGGGCGGCCTCCAGGGCGAGCCGGTACTGGTCAGGGACCTCGCCGGTCCCGTCGGTGGTGTCGGCCTCGAGGAGCGTCGCGACGACCTTCCGCTCGCGGTTCAATCGGTTCATAGCCACGGTCACGAACGCGGGCACCGCGCCGGCGTCCTTTTCGTAGACGTAGACCGCCGCGGTCGCCGGGCCCGACGTGGTGGCGTGTCGGCACGAGTCGACGTACGGGACGCCGAACAAGAGCACGAGCCCGGCGACGGTGAAGGCGAGCGGCCTCACGACTTCGGGGCCTCCGGTTGGAGCAGCTCGTCGAGGAGCTTCTGGCAGACGACGACCGCCGAGGCCTTCCCCTGGTCACGCAGCCGCGCGGCGAGGTCGATCACCAGGCGAAGGTCGTCGACCGGCGTCCGGACCCGGCGGCGGCCCACGAAGGTCCGGGCCTGCTGGACGACGAGGAACAGGGCGTATCCGAGGCAGGCGACGCCGACGGCGTACTGGGCGAGTTGGGCAACGGTCACGGCGTGGTCTCCAAAGAGGCGAAGAGCTGGACGATCCGCTGGACGAGGGCCGCGCCTTGGGGTGTCTTGAGGACGGCGGCGACATGGCGTGCGAGGTCGTCGTCGAGCCGGCTCTCGGTCCGCGACGCCGCCCATTCCAGGCCGTCGGCCACGATCACCGACCGGGCGTTCGCGTCGGGCTCCGCCGCGTAGCGGCGCAAGTAGCCGAGCAGCGGCGACCACTGGGCCAGGAGGCGCAGCTGCTCGATCGTCCCGCGGGCCATGTCACGCCCTCACGAGCCACAGGAGCTGTTCTATCGCCCCCGACGCGAGGGCCAGGACGAGGGACCGGACGGCCGGCCGGGCGACGACCCAGAGCGGCAGGGCGACGATCGGAACGGCCCGGTCGGCCACCGCGTCGAAGAGGTCGCCCACGGCCTGGAGGGCGAGGGCCTTCTTCTGCTCGCCGGTCAGCGTCGAGATCGTGTCGAGGATCGTCACGACCAGACGCAGGAGGCCAACCATCAGCTCGCCGAACTCGGACCAGGTCAGGCCGTCGGCGGTCGTGTTGCGGGCGGTGGCGATGTAGGCCGAGATTTTGTCGAGGAGCCCGAGGCGGTTGTCGGCGGCGGCGAGCGGGTCGGCGGTGATCATTTTCCCCTCCTCCAGACGTGGTTCGCGGGAACGACCTGGCGGCCTTTGGCGCGGCAGCACTGGCAGGCGACGTACCGGACCTGGCGGTCGCCGGCCCGTTTCGACGATTCGACGCGGCAGCGGCCGCCGCACTTCGCGCAGTTAGCCGGCATGGACCCTCATCCTCGCGACGGCGGCCGCGGCGGCGGCCTTGGCCCCGGCCAGGGACGAGACCTTGACCGAGCGG